CCCTGGTGTTACACTAAGTGTAATTTCCGTTCCAAATGATCCAAGCTAGTTGTGAAACTCGCCTTGCTATCGATCTGCAAATACCTCTCACGAGGGAATGCATTATAGACGATAGAGCCTAAGGATTCCCATGGAAAACCGCTATAAACAATCGGCGGTAATGGGATACTTTGCATTAAACTAATCACCTTCTGGTCGAAGGTGAGGTCATTGATTCCTGTGAAATACCAGGAAGCATGATCTAGGGTATATCTTTGAAACAAACTCGGAGGTCTAGGTTTTGCAACCTTAACCTCATAGTTCATACTTGAGATACGCCCGTTATAGCTCAACAGGTAACTGTGAAGATCCTCAGTTTGAAGCATGTTGTAATAAATCGCCATACGGTCCGCTAATGGTTTCCCATCTGGATTGAAACCGCAACCCCCAAGAAAATCTGGGATGGACTTCAAGATATCAAAAATGATCCTCTGACGAGGACGGAGAATACGACGTATAGTCATACCTACATTCCGAGCTAAATCCATAAAGGAATCATCAGAAACTTCTCTCCACTTTAATTGTGGCATTACCCTATTAGGGGTGATGAGTTTACCACCAAATTCAGTAATGACATTTGATGATAAAGTTTTTGACGGTGCAAATGGAATATCTAAATTATATAGAAACGCCATATATTTGGAATGTAAAGAGTCATTAAGGATAATGACATCATCTCCTAGCACATAAAACATGCTATTGTGACTAAAGCCATTTAAGGCATATAACATTAATCCGTGACACAATGCAAAAGAAGCAAATGATGGATACAACCCAAGAGGTTGTCCTGTTGTCCACTGAATAATACCAGTGTCCAAGGAGGTTCTCCAGTCAGCTCGCGATAAATCAGCGAATAGCTCAATTGCGTCTTTACGGATATACATGTGGTGAAGCATTCGATATTGTAACTCGAATGGGAATTTATCTGTTGCATTAGATAAATCAACGGCGTGAGCCGTATTGCCATCACGCATGTGTTTCTGAATTGTATGGAAAGGAAAAGTTTGATCATGAGTACAATCCCATGGCATGTTTTTCAAAATGCTATAAAGGTCGTCTCCTAGGGCGCTAAGCGCCTGTTGGTAAACACGACCAGGATTGGCCACGGCTCGAAGTTTAAAGCCAGGTTCCTGTATTAGACCGATCTTCCCTACATTATTCACATAATCCCCCTGAGGTTGCCTATAATACCGGCGAACCACAGGATTATATATGTTTTCAATATTCGAAGCTACACCCAACATCACTGAGATGAACAACTCAGGATATTTCTCAACAGCTCTCCTACCAAATTCGGTATCAGACAGAAAGGATTCAGCACACTCGAGAGTGGCGTCACCTTCTGGTATACTTTTACCTGACGCATGGGGTTCGCTTTTTGTTGAGGAGATTGGCCTAAATACTAACGGCCTTGGGTCTGGATAGTATCGTTTCGTTGGAAACAATAAAGTAGCTGCATGCAACAATAAATCACTGTATGCGGACTCAAAAGGATGATAAACACGTTCAGATTTAACTGCTTTTACAAATTTCTCTTCCTGTGCCATTGTGACACTATCAGAGATGTAAAAAGTGTAAAGCTGCAGCAGTTGAATTGCTCGATCAAAATTCCGGTCAGAACGAAATGCCCATCGTTGTAGTGCACCGAGTGGACCACAG